GCAGCGCAAGACTTGTTTGAAGTTGCCGCGCCGACCAACGCAATTGTCATTATCCACGAGTGGAATATTTTTCAGACATCGGATGTGGGCGATGCCGCCGAAGAGATCATGCGGCTTGAATGTGTGCGCGGCGTGGGCACGGTAACTTCAGGGACTGGCGGAACCGCCGTAACTGCGCAGCCTGTGATGGATGGAGGTCCGGCATTCGGGGGCACCGTCGAAGCGAACAATACGACCCGGATGGTTGTCGGCACGGGCACGTTAGAAACCCTGCCGCAACACGGCTGGAACGTCCGCAGTGAATATCCGAAAATCTACACACCGGAAACCCGCCCGATTATCAGCCCTGGTAACCGCTGGACATTGAGCCTGCCCACTGCGCCGGTGGACGCGCTAACAACGGGCGGAAGCGTGACATTCGAAGTAATCGGCGGATAACCTATGTACCTGTTTCGCCGCCCCTTTGATTACGCGATTCACAGCACGCTGAATCGCAAAATAATATCGATCCCGACGCTGAGCGTTGGGCTTGCGGGCAGTGCGGTGACCAACGCGCTGGCGCAGGGCGCGCTCACCACGCAAATCAATGTCGCGGGCGCGTCGGTCTCGGTTGCGACTGCCGCCGGTGCGCTGACCACGGGCATCCCTGTGATGGTCGCGGCGGTCGGCGTGGTCAGCTCAAGCGGCAACCTCACTGCGCTAATCAACTTCAACGCCGCCGCTGTAATGCAAGCGCTCGCGGCGGGCGGGTTGATTACCGGCATCCAGGCTGCGGGTGCGGCAAGCGGCGCCGTACTCGCGTCGGGCGGGTTGACCACCGGCATCCCGGCGGCGGGCGCGGCGGCGGGTGTCGTCACAGCCGCCGCCGATCTCACGATCCAGATCCGCCTTAACGGCGCGGCCGTGGCGGTCGCGCTGGCGCAAGGCGACCTCACCACCGGCGGCGCGGGCGCACTGGCGGGCGCCGCGTCCGGCGTCGCCTCGGCGAGCGGCGCGCTCATCACACAGATTCTAGTTCTGGCTGCGGCATTGAATGCCACGACCGCGTCCGGCGCGCTTGCCACCGGCATTGCGGTGGGCGGTGCGGCGGCCAGCGTGACCAGCGCCGTCGGGTCGCTTGATGCTTTCATTAGGGTCAACGCCCAAGCGCTGATCAGCGCGCTGGCGCAAGGCAATCTCAGCGCCTCGATTACCTTCGAGGGCGCAGCGCTGCAACGCGCACTGGCCGCAGGATCACTGTCCGGCGGCAGCTACACCGCGCCGCCCGCCTGGCGCTCCACGCGCGTCTGGCCACAGAGCCGCAGTATCCGTGTACGCGCTGAGCCGCGCCGGGTGGCCGCATGACCGTCCACAGCAAAACCGCTATCGAGGTTTACGACTACGGGTTTAATTACGCCAGCAAATTAGATACCGGCGACACCATCAGTCTCAGCACGTGGACGATCCCGGCGGGCTTGACCACCGGCGCCACCGGCAACGACACCACCACTACGTCGGTGTTTTTGTCCGGCGGCACCCTCGACGCTGAATACCGGTGTGTCAACAAGATCACCACCGCCGGGGGGCGTGTGATCGAGCGCGCCTTTAATTTGCGCATCGTCGCCGTGAAGTACTCCTAATGGCCGACGACGCCGACCTCGCCGCCGAATACCAAGACCGCCACAACGCGCAGGCGCTGGCAAAGTTGCAGCAGTCGCAACCGGCCGCGCAGCGCGTGGCGGTCGCGGGCAAGACCCGCTGCGTGGACTGCAACGACAAGATCGCCCGGCAGCGCGTGGCCGCGCTGCCCTTTAGCAGTAGGTGCACGGAATGCCAAGAAGTTTTTGAACGTCGCTTAAAGGCTAAATAAACATGGAATATCCCGCCCTTAACTTCTGGTGGCACGCCGTCGAAACCGTGCTGTTGCTGGTGCTGGGCGTCCGGCAATTCTTCGGCGACCGCCAGCGGCTCACCGCCAAGGCGCTCGCGCAGTTGCGCAAACACATCGACGAGGGCTTGGGCTCTCTGGAGACGCAAGTGAACCAGAACCGCGAACGGCACGAACAGCACCTCAACCGGCTGGACGGGCTGGCGCAAAAGTTCGAGGGAGAACTGAAGCACGCGCCCAACCATCACGATCTGCGCAATATCCATAATCGTCTCGACACCGTGGCCGCCACCGTGGCGGAAATCTCGGGCGGCGTGACCGCAATGAATTCAACCTTGACCACCATCCACGAATTTTTACTCAACGGAGGCAAGCGATGAATTTAACCTTTGCCCAATACGAAACCCACCGCGCGCGCCTGGCGCTGGTGGAACTGCTCCAGCAAGACGCCGACTACGAAGTCAACGAAGCCGTGTTGCAATCCGCGCTGCAAAGCGTCGGCCACGCGCTGAGCACCGACGCGCTGCGCACGCAGTGCGAGTGGCTGTGTGAGCAGGAGCTGGTCACCACCCGCAGCATCAGTGACCTGCTGATAATCAAGCTCACGCGCCGCGGCGAAGACGTCGCGCTCGGTCGCGCGCAAGTGCCGGGCGTCGCGCGCCCGCGTCCAACATGAAGAGGGTCGCCGAAAGGCTGCTGGCATTGTTCGCGCTGATGGGGTTTGTATTTTGGCTGGGCTATGCGTGGAGCCTGGGCGTACGTTTGGTCGGCTGGGAGCTGGCTGATCAATACTACGACACCGCCGTGCAGCGGTTACGTGACGCGGAGAAATAATATGCCAAGACCCAGCACCGTGCAGCAACTGCCCGCCGACCTGCTTGATCAGCTCCACGCGCTGCTGCGCGATCCGCGCGTGTCGCAGTTGGACGCGACCGCGCGCATCAACGACGCGCTCGAAGAACAGGGGTTGCCCGAGCGCATCAGCAAGAGCGCGCTCAACCGCTATAAGGTGAGCATGGACAAAGTCGGTGACCGCCTGCGCCAGTCGCGCGAGATCGCGCAGGTGTGGATCGCCAAGCTTGGCACCGAGCCGCAGGGCAATGTCGGCGAGCTCGTCACCCAGCTGGCGCGCACGCTGTCGTTTGATCTGATGCTCCATATGCAGGATGGCGAGATCAACGCCGAGACGGCGCCGGGCACGCTGGCCATGCTTAAAGATCTGGCGTTGACCGCGATGCGGTTGGAGAAGGCTAGCAGCGAAAACGTCAAGCGCGAACAATTCATTCGCGAAGAGGAGCGCACCGCCGCCGCCGCCAACGCGGTGCAAGCCGCGCGCGACACCGGGCTGTCGGACGCGGCCGTCGACACCATCCGCCGTAAGATTTTAGGGATCGGCGCGTGACCCCCTCACTAACCCACCGCACGCCGCCCCAAACGCGACCGCGCCAAATCGCGCAGGCGCCGCGATCTGGGGGGGTACCCCCGGCAAGCGTACCTGTACCCCCCGGATCGCCCCGTCTGCGAAAATTTAAACGGCATTTAAACGGGGTCTGCCGCACAGACGCAGGTGTGACATGGCTGCTATAAGCGGCCCACTCGCTAAAAGCCTACCCAACACCGCTGCGATCAGTGATGCGCCGCCGCCTGCGCTGCTGCCGTACCAGCAGGCCTGGGTTGCCGACGACTCTCCTTTAAAGGTAGGCGAAAAATCCCGGCGCATTGGCCTCACGTGGGCGGAAGCCTCCGATAACGTGCTCACCGCCTCGGCCGCGAACGGCTCCAACGTATTTTATATTTCAGCCACGCAGGACATGGCGCTGGAGTACATCGACGCCTGCTCCATGTGGGCGCGCGTTTATAACCTGGCCGCAAGCGATATCGAGCAATCCATCTTTCACGACGAGGATCGCGAGATCCAGTCGTACCGGATTATTTTCCCCAAAAGTGGCCACCGCGTGGTGGGTCTGTCGAGCAGTCCGCGCAACCTGCGCGGTAAGCAAGGCGTGATCGTGATCGACGAGGCCGCGTTCCACGACAATCTGGATAAGTTGCTCAAAGCCGCGATGGCGATGCTGATGTGGGGCGACAAGGTCCGGGTGTTGTCAACCCACAACGGCGCGGACAACGCCTTCGCCGAGTTGATCAACGACATCCGCGCAGGCAAGCGCAAGGGGGTCGTGCACCAGATTAATTTTCAAGCGGCTGTGGAGCAAGGGTTGTACAAGCGTGTCTGTTTGCGCCGCCAGACGCCCTGGTCACAAGCCGGGCAAGACCGATGGGTCGCCGACGTCTACGGATTTTACGGCGACGACGCCGCCGAAGAACTCGACGTGGTGCCGTCGCTGGGCGGCGGCAAATATCTATCGCTGGGCTTGATCGAGGCGCGCATGAATGCGGCCACACCGGTGGTGCGCGGCAAGTGGGCAGCGGACTTCGCGCACGCCGCCGATCACACGCGCGAGATCGAGGTCGGGGCGTGGTGTGAGGAAAATCTACAGCCGATCCTCGCCACCCTTGAAGTCAATAACGCGCACTCGCTGGGCGAAGACTTCGGCCGACTGGGCGACCTGACCGTGCTCACGGTGATCGACGAGACCCAGATGCTGGCGCGGCGCGTGCGGCTGGTGGTGGAGCTGGCCACCTGCCCCTACCGCCAGCAAGAACAGATTCTGTTTTATATCCTGTCGCGCCTGCCGCGTTTCCGCGCGGCCGCGCTCGACGCCACCGGCAACGGCGGATACCTCGCCGAGCGTGCCGCGCAAAAGTTCGGCAGCACGCGCGTGGCGCAAGTCATGCTCAATGATCCGTTTTACCGCGACAACATGCCGCGCTTTAAAGCCGGTCTCGAAGATGCAACATTGACCGACATTCCGCGTGACCGTGAAATCCGCGACGACCTGCGCGCGCTGCAACTGATCAACGGCATCCCCAAATTGGGCAAAGCCAAAACCCAAAACGCCGACGGGCCGAAGCTGCAACGGCACGGCGACGCGGCCATCAGCTTATTCCTCGCGCACTACGCGGCCGTGAGCATGACGCCCGCGCCGATTGAATTCACCGCCGTGCCCGGCAAGCTGTCGCGCTGGGACGCGGCCTACCGCGAGCGCGACCAACTCATTCATGGAGGTGGCGCATGGTAGCCATTGTTGACATCCACGGTAACCCGATCCAAACCAAAACCCTCGCCGAGCCGCAGACCGCGCGCGTGGCGCAACTGCATCGCGAATTCGCCGGGCATCCAGTGCGGGGCTTAACGCCCGGGGGGCTGGCTGCGATTCTTCAGGCCGCCGAACACGGCGACCTGATGCAGCAAGCAGAGCTGTACGAAGACATCGAAGAAAAAGACGGCCACGTGCTGGCGGAAATGAGCAAGCGCAAGCGCGCCATCGTGGGGCTGGAGTGGGACATCGCCGCGCCGCGCAACGCAAGCGCGGCGGAAGAAGCGCAGGCGGCCTATATCAAGGAGCTCGTGCTTGACCTGCCGAACTTCGAAGACCTGGTCACCGACCTGCTCGACGCCATCGGCAAAGGTTACTCGTGCATCGAGATCGAGTGGCAGCGCCTGGGTCGCGAGTGGTTTCCCAAAACCTACGAGCACCGGCCCGCCACCTGGTTCACGGTGGACCGCGCCACGCGCACGCAACTGCGCCTGCGCGACAGCACACTCGACGGCGCGCAACTGCAACCGTTCGGCTGGATCACTCACCAGCATAAAGCCAAGTCAGGGTACCTCGCGCGCGGCGGTTTAGGTCGCATCCTCGCCTGGCCGTTCCTGTTCAAAAATTACAGCGTGCGCGACCTGGCGGAATTTCTGGAAATCTACGGCCTGCCGCTGCGGCTAGGAAAATACAACAGCAACGCAAGCCCCGAAGAAAAAGCCACCCTGTTGCGCGCGGTCACGGAGATCGGCCACGCGGCGGCGGGCATTATCCCCGAGGGGATGGCCATTGAATTTACCGAAGCCGCCAAGGGCGCAAGCGACCCTTATATGGCGATGATCGACTGGTGCGAGCGCACGCAAAGCAAAGCCATACTAGGCCAGGTGCTCAGCGCCGAAGCCAAGAACACCGGGTTAGGGTCGGGTGTCGCCAATTTACAGGGCGACGTGTTGTGGGAGTTGACGGTCAG